AAGATTTGGTAATATTAAAATAATATTAGATCCAGATGCGGAAGAGCATTGGGAAAAAGTTAAAATTGTAGATGATAAATTTTCCCAAGATAAAAAAGACGCAGATCAAGCAAAAATGGATACGTTGAAATCGTGGGGAACAACATCATGAATTGGATAAATAGCTGGAAAGCATATAATAAAAAAAGAGTATTTGAAGTTAATATTAGAATAGGTACATTAACTATATTAGAAATAATAACTTCTCCTAAATTAAAAATAATGATTTTAAACTTTGGAATTGAATTATGAACTTAAAAGATAAAATGAAAAAAATTGGTACAAAAAATCTTAATGAAACTGAGATATTGTCAGAACAATCTGTATTATCAACGTTGCGAGAACTAGTAATTTTAAATAAAGCAATGTTAGCCCAATTAGAAAAAATGCCAAAAAAAATTCAATGATTAAACTCAAAAACATATTAGAACAATCTATAGGATTCCAAGTTCCAGGAACTCCTAAACAAAAAAATATTGGACGTAAAACACGTCAGGAATTTGCTAAGTTTTTTAATAACTTTGAAGCAGGTAATACAAAAACTGCTATATCGGGGTATGCTGAGCAAATAATGAGATCAGATGCTCCTGATGAAATTAAAAAAAATGCATCTGACATATTAAATGAAATGGAGCAAGTAGCAATTGATATCCAAGATGAATTACATACAAGACAAATAAGTGACGACGAAGTTGCTGAAACAATATTTGATTATGTTAATTCAGAAATGGATGCATCAGATTCAATTGAATTTGAACAATTGTTATGGTACGACAATCAAATTGATTCTAGTATCAACTCCGGGATGATAGAGAACGCCGTTGCTATAATGGATCAGTTACTTCACCAATTAGAATTTATACGTGGTTTTATCTTACAAGAATTTCCAAAAATAACTCCGGCCGGATTTAAAAGATAAAATTAATCTAGAAACATAAACGTTTATGAAACATACAAGGTTTACTACTACCCGTACATACATACTGTGCGGAAAGTGCAAAAACAAATGGAGTTCAGAAGGATATTTTGTTAAAAATACATGTCCTGTGTGTAAACATGAAGATATAACTATTAATAGTTTATAGTAATATTTATATAAAATGATTAAGCTCAAAGCCATATTACAAGAATTAATCGTAGGAGATAAAATACAATGTGATAACTGTGATTGGAATTGGAAAATTGCAGACGGTGGAGATGATTTATATATGTGTCACAAATGTGGACATGACAATACTCCAAAATTAACAGAACAATCATATGGTATGGCAGGGATTGGTAGTTCTAGTATGTATCCATCTGCTCAAGCAGCAAAATCTTTAGAAAAAACTCTGAGTCCCATTGTTAAAGATGCAACGGAATGGATTAAAAAAAACGATCATCTTTTATTAGACTTATCAGCTTTAATAGTATCTGTGATACCAGGTGGTATGCCAACAGCTGTTGGATTAGAATTAACAAATGCTGCGTTATATTTTAAAAAAGGCGACAAATTAATGGGAACTATATCTACTGTATTTGCTGCTCTACCTATTATAGGATCAATTCCTGGTGTGAAACAAGCTATAGGATTTGGTTTAAAAACAGGAACTAAATATTCTTTAACTCAAATAAAAAAGATTCTAGAAGTAGTAGTTAAATTTAAAAATAAAATACGAAGACAAATCTTAGCAATAGAATCGATGATTAAAAAATTTCCTCATTTGAATCTAGATAAATACTTAAACGATTTAATTGCTGGAAAAATTGATTCTAAAACTTTTTATAAAAATTTTAAAGGTTATAATAATACAATGAAAGTTGTAAAAATAGATAAAGCTATGCCTTTGCAACATGTTTCTCCAGATCCTAATTTAACAATTAACAAATTAAACTTAACTGGATTTTTAGATAATATTAAAAATTTATCTCGTCCAAATTCTTTTAAGAGAAGGATAGGCACAGATGCATTAAATAAACCGGGTGGATTATATACTACAAATCCACAAACTGCATCGCCATTTTATCAGCCAACAGGAAAAAAACCATATTATAATTTTGAATTAAAATCCGGATCCAGAGGACTAGATTTACAAAATACTGGAGGAATAATTGATGGAATATCTGTTGGAAATTTAACTAAATATATGAATGATGGATTTGATTTTATAATAGGAAAAGGAATGTTAGGCAAACCTGAAGTAATTCCTTTAAATAAATCTGTAATACAAAATTGGAGAAGGGGAGTTCCATTTAAATAATATGATAAAACTACAAGACATATTAAAAAGTATTCCTAATCAAGAAATAATTGAATCTGAAGATGGTCAATGGGAATATCCAGGCAGAATAACAAGAATACCAAGTAATCGAATTACAATGCAGCCAAATCCATTAACAAAAAAACCTATACAACATATATTATTAATAATAGGAGATCAAAGCGGAGAGAAAAAAATAGGAATACCAGGAGGACCTAATTTATTTTTTCCAAATGATCAATCAGTAACTGAATATCCTATTAAACGTTACAAATAGATATTTATATAAAAGGAGATTAAAATGAATGAGCAAAATGCATATGGTAAAGAAGAATATAATGATGATATACAATTTAAAAAATTGCTAAGAAAATTAGTTAGTATAGCTATAAACAAACAAGGAAGAGCTGTTACATCATTAGATATAGCAAAAAATGTATACAATATTGCTGCAGATTTTATGAATGCTAAAGGAGCATTTCGAAATAGAAAAGAACCTATAGCTATGCCAAATGTCCCAAAAGCTCCAGAAGGATTAAAATATTCTAATATTGAAGTTGGCCCTTTAACTCGTATGGAAATAAAAGAATGGACTGATAAATCTCATGGGACCAAGCCTAAAAGATGGTCAAAAGATTTTAATAAATCAGATGGAACTGGATTAACTGATTTTGAAAAAACAAATGTCAAGAAAGAAGACACTAAATTTTCAGAACAAATGAAAAGATTCAGAACAAAAAATATGAAATGGTAAAAGATTTAAAATTTGATTTAATTAAAATAGCTGATATTGATAATAATGATATTTATATAAATAAAAGCCATATTTCAAGAATTAAACAAAACAGCACAGGAATTGTTGAAATATTATTAGTAAATGAAGTAACAATATACACAAATGAATCTAATTTAGATTTATTGGCAGATAAATTATCAAAATAAGGAAAATAATGAGTTCAATCGAAATATTTGAAAAAATTGAAGAACATTGGGGAGTGTTTTGTGAAAATCATTCTCGATTTAATCAAAAACAAGTTAAAGCTGCTGGTGTTAGAGCAAGAAAATCAATTGGAGAAATTAAAAAATTAGCTTCTCAATACAGAACTGCTTGTTTAACAGAATCAAAAGAAATATGAGTACTTATTTACAAAATATAATACGTGAAGAAATGCTAAAAGCTCTCAAAGAAGAAGAATTACCATTAAGTCCATTCACAGAAGCAGAAGAAAAGTTTTTAGCAAAGTTTGTTGAGTTAGGTACTCAATCATTAGGTATACTTTACACCGCAAATGATGTAGGAATTCGTGAATTTTTAATGAGAAGTGGTAATGACTTCAATTTAACACCAGATATTTTATCAAAACTAATGGAAGATGGTATTGTTTCTATTGTACCTTATGGTGGATATGCTAGAAATGAAGATTATACTATTAAATGTAACTTGCCATTAGATGAATTAGAAGGTTTAAGCTCCGGGGATGCTAAACCAGAAGGCGATGACACTGCTACACCAGATGATGCTGGTGCAGAAACACCTGATTTACCGGCAGAACCACCTCAAGAATCTATTTCAGCCGCAGATTTATCAAAATTATTGGTATCAGAACAAAAAAGACATACTAGTACAAGAGTTTATACTAATAAATCTAGAGCATTAAGAAGATTACCTAAAGGTTATGTGGTATATCTTGAAAAAATTATTAAAATACTTGGACAAAAGCTCCATACCGACTTGGAAAAGCAACATTTAGTTGCTGATATATTAGATAACTTAGCTCATAATTTTGGATTGACACCAAAACAAGTATATAAGTCATTTATATTTTATAACTCACAAAATAGATTGAAAAATGTTGTAAGAGAACAATTAGAAAACGATGAAGACATGATTAAATTAAAAGAACTATTAGAACAACAAAAAACTATCACAAAAACATTACCATCTGTTAGTTTTGATGGAGTATTTTTACCTAATTATATAACTCCTAGTGATAAATGGAAAGCAGTAGCTGATGAATTGGTTATAGAGATTAAAAAATATCAAAAACAACTATATACTCTTGCAAACATAAAAATTAGCATTAATGGTGGAGCATCTCCAGATGCAGCAACAAATGGATATACAGGACCTAATCCACCTAATCATAATTTTCAAACAGTTGGACAGCAAAAAGGTGGATTATTACCGGCAGATTGGACAAATGTTAGAAATGCTAGAGTAAATATAGGAGAGCCTGAAGGTAATGAGTTTCTAGCATTAAATAGAGCTTTAAATTTAAAAAAATTATTGATACCATATTTAAGCAGCAAATTAGGAGAAAAAATTCCAGAATCTAGTATAATAGCCACCGGTAAAGCGGGGGTTGCACGAACTGTACATGCAACTATTACTCCTACTGTAACAAAAACAGATCAACCAACCACCAAAATCAAATATGTTATTCAATATCCATGGTATCAAATTGGGAATGACAAAAACATGGTTCTTGTAGATGGCAATATTGCTGCAGGCTGGAGACAAAATAAAAAAGCAACAATGTCTACAAAATGGTATCAATCAACAATAACAGATAAAAACATTCGTTATAGCGGATTTCAAAAAGGCGGACAAGCTAGTGGTTTAATTAATGCGTATGCTTTTATAAAATTAAATCCAGCTAGATATAATGGATCATTTGCAATTTATAATGATGAAAAATCATGGCTAGCAGATGTTAAAAAAATGACACAATACGCACCTGGACTTCAAGTTGGAGAATTAACGTTTGGACCTCCTAATAGTAATAAGAACCTACCAGGATACAGAGGAGCAGATGGATATCTAGATAAAACCGGAAAAAGTGATTATACTGGATTAGCTAAATTTAACATGGGAAGTAAAGATTATATAGTATCATCTGGAATTCCTTATTACTTATTTAAACCACAAGGTGATAAAGCATTTTATATGGCAGATTTATTTAAAGCAAAAAGCGAACGTAATGCTCCTGCAGATGGAGCTCGAGATTCTGAAGGTAATAGATCTTTAATTAGAGGATCTCAATATTCTGTTGTAGATAGTAAAGGAGTCAAGAATCCTAATGCATTAGTATATACTGGCAAAACAACTATCAAAACATTTAAATCATAATAATCACAAATAAATTTGGATTTACAATCTTTTTTTCTTATTATATATAAAAATTAAAGATATGAAAAAATTACTTCTAATATTGTTATTACCATTATCGGTATATTCTCAAGATATTGATTTTTCTAAAACTCCTCAAACTAGCGTTGATTCTTTAAGATATTATATGCATCAAGAATTAAATGAGTATAGATTACAAAACAATGTTAAAGAATTGGAATTATCTGATAGTTTAAACGAATTAGCTCAATCTTGGGCGAAGACAATGTTTGAAACTGGTGATTTTAAACATAGTAACTTGTATCCATCTGGTGAGAATATTCAATATGGCGGCAGACATATTTTTACTCTTAAAGAGTTTTCATATTGGACATTACAATCATGGAAAGACTCTCCCGGCCATGATGCAAATTTAAAACGTAGTTATTTTATAAAAGTTGGATATGGCTTCTATGAAGGATATAAAGTACAAATCTTTGAATAATGAAAAAGTTTCATTATAATATAATAAGTAAATAATATAAACAATAAAAAAAGGATAACAAAGTTATGGCAACATCACAAGAATTATATGTACAAATAAAGGATTTATTTGAAACATTTGATACAGAACACAATAGCACAACTAAAGCCGGAAAAGGTAGAGCAAGAAAAGCTGTTGGTGAAATTAAAAAACTAGTAACTGATTACAGAAAAGCATCTGTAGCAGAAAATAAGTAAAACAATAAAAAAACAAATATGGGTTATTATACCGCAAGAGTCCAATTGAAAGATGATTCAACTGGCAAACTAAAAAAAGTGACTGAAATGTATTTAGTCGAAGCAATGTCTGTTACTGAAGCAGAATCTAAAGTAGTTAAAGATTTTGGATCTACTACATTAGAGTTTGAAGTGAAAGCAGTGTCTGTAAGTAAAATCATTAAAATTATAGAATAATGTATAAAGAAGGCGAAACAGTAATTGTAACTGAGAAACTTAGTAAAACAGAAGAAAAACATTCAGTAGGTACTATAATGAAACCATTCGTTCATAAAAAGCAAACCTTTTATGATGTCTTATTAGAAAGGAGAACGGCTTTATCCTATTTGAATACAGCTAGATCATCTAAACAAGCGTTTATCAATAGAGATCTTACGAAAAAGCTAGTAGACTCCGGCAACGTCGAATCTACAATACCATTTAAACATATGGTAGACAATGAATTACTTCCTATAATCATTGCCTAATGGCTAGACCCAAATTATCAAATTTACAAAAATTACAAAATAGAGTCAGAAAAAGATATCCTGGCTCTATTTGTATACAGGATTCTATTGGCCAGTATTATATAAAATGGAATGACGAAAATTTAAACGATACATTCCTTTTAGAAAACTGCTTAACAGAACTATTAGCATGGGAACAGGCGAGTATAACCGCCAAACACGAACAGCACATTAATCGTACCCACCCTATGAAGAAACTAGTATCAGAAGAACAAAAACACCAAAATAAAGAACGTATAACAAGAAGAATTAGAAAATATGAATAGTATAAATCACCCATGGGGAATATCAGATAAGTTTAAAAAACGGTATGGAAAAATATGGTCTGAAATGGACTTTGAAGTAGCAAAAATTAGTAATTATCATTTTAAACAAGATCCGATGAATACCATAGTAGGAACAATGTTTTTATGTGGACAACATATAACAATGAAATATAAACACTTAATATCGTCTGCTAATAGTATACAAGGATATGCACAAGCTGCTTATTTTGAAAAAGCTGAAAAAGATACAAAATTTAAAATTGAATTTTCAAATAAGCCATTTATACTTAAAAAACATGAAATTGGACGATTATCTCAAACTTTAGCTGATTCGTTGCATACTATCAATGTAGGATATCAGATTGGTTCATATTTATAATAAAGTATTATATGAAACAATACAAGTATTTTTTTATATCAGATCTCAATAAAGAAGCGATTGGTAAATTTCAAGCCGCTGACATACACTCGGCAAGAAAAATAGCTGCAGACAAAAAAAATTTAACAGTAACTAAATTTGTTAAATTATTTAATATAGAAGAAGTATAATGATTAATTATTCAGACATACATGTAGATCTACATGAATATAGTTATTTTAAAGAACTGTCTGGAGTTGACAAAATTCAATATCTAATTGAAATATATGATCTAGAAATAAAAAAACAAAATATTGATCCAATTCAGTTAGCTAATGGCTTAAATGAATTTTTTGATCATATTGATGAACCTGAAGAAGAATTAGAATTTGATAGTTATCATTTGCAAGGAAAAGAACGAGTAGATGTCATGATTGATACTGACAATATTTTAATTGAATCAAATAGTTTAAAAGCTGTTCGACATATTAAATATAAATGTATTGATTCTGGTTATATACTAAAAAGAGATAAAGAAACTGAAAAAGTATTTAAAAAAAATAAAGTAGGTCGATATTTAAGAATATATAATATAATTGGTACAGAGAATCATTTATGTTATAGTTGAGATACGGTAGGTCTCAATTTTTAGTAATAAATAAACAAACGGTTAGCTAAATGCAACCAATAAACACAGGAGGTTTAAAATGACAAATTTTAAAGAAACATTTCTATTCAACGATTTTGATTTAGTTTGGAAAAACTTATTCGATCAAAAATCATCCTATTTACCAGTAAGAACAAATAAAATTAATTATCCAGTTGATATTTACAAAACGGATAATGGAATACAGTTTGAAATTGCTGCAGTAGGAAAAGACAAATCAGACATTGAAATAATAACGGAAGGCGAAACTTTAAGAATAAAATATCAAAAAGACGTTGAAGAACAACGAGACTTTATTCATAAAGGAATAGCAAACCGGAACTTTGATTTTGCTTGGAAAATATCTAAGGAATTAGATTTATCTAAAGCAGAAGCTATCATGGAGAAAGGATTACTATTAATTAGTATTCCATATACAAAAGACAGAGCACCAAAACAAATAGTTATAAAATAAGTTATAATGAGACCTACCCCCTCAATGTATATTTTACCAACCGTAGAATATCAAAATAAACGTTTTAATATTAAAAGATTAGTTCGTGAAGATCCAAATGAAAATATAGAATATTGGAAAAATGTAATAGATCATGATGTAGTTTTAAGAAAAGATAACTACTTATGGTTTTTAACTGAAATTTTGGACGTTGAAATTATTGAAGAATGAAAAAACAAAAACTTCCAAAATATATACAAGAAAAATTTAAAAAAGCCCAATTTAAAGTAGGAGATAAAGTTAAATACGAATTCCTAGGAGATGATGGTTGGGGAATAATAACTAAAATACAAAAATTCAATGAAACAGTTAGCTATATGGTTAAGACAAGGAATTATTCATATCCTTGCGGCCTTCAAATTAAAGAATTCAGTAGTTACTACGCCGGAAGTATCGACTACGAAGCCTCAAAAAATCAAAGAAATGATGAATCATCCAGACGTACAAAGAATACGAAACGAAATGATAGTGAAGCAAGGAAACGAATTTCTAGATCTAGTAGCAATACAATATCAAATACAAAAATTAGACACAGGTCAAAGAATGATTCTAGGAATGGCAATGGAGACAACAGCAAAACAGATGAAACAAGCACAGCAACAATTAAAAACATTGAATTAGAAGATGCTATATCTAAGCAACAAAGCTTTTTAAGAAAATTTACTTAAATATTCGGATTTTATTAATATTTTTATTATAATAGACTTATAAGTGCTGTTATTTACGTTAACAATATTTATATAAATAAAAAAGAAAGAACATGTTATGAGCAATTTAAAATATAAAGAAAAAATTACAGACGACCTTACAGATGCGTATGAAATTATCAAATCTGTAGGAAGAGGAATTGAAACTGGTAAAATTGATATTCATTCAGCAATGATTAATTTATCAGAATCTTTAAGAAAATTAGATTCGGCTAAGGCCTTTATAGACCGTGAATGAAACGATCATTTCCATATGTTGTATTAATATCATCACTAACATTAGCAGTAAGTGCTGCATATTATAGTGTATTTGGAATAAGTAAGTTATTTTCAGCTCAAGCTATAGCAGTTGCTATAATGGCCGGCGCATTAGAAGCAGCTAAACTAATAACTGCGACTTATTTACATCGATATTGGAAGTATCTTAATTTATTATTTAAAACATATTTAACTAGTGCTGTTGTAATTTTAATGTTTATAACATCATTAGGCATATATGGATTTTTAACTTCTGCATATCAAACTACTGCGAACGATTTATTTATAATGGATAAACAAATAGCTGTAATTGAAATGAAAAAACAAAGATTTCAAGATCAGTTAAATGGTTATACAAATGAAAAAGTTATGTTAGCTAATTCTATATCAGAATTAACTAAAGGGTTATCTAATAATAAAATACAATATCGAGATAAAGAAACAAATCAAATTATTACAACTACTTCATCTTCTACACGAAGAGTTTTAACTGCTCAATTAAATGATATGAAAAAAGATCGTAATATGGTTTCAATAAAGATTGAAAAATTAACAGACTCAATTACGTCATATGATTTAAATATATTAGATATTGAATCAAATTCAACAGTTACTGCAGAAATTGGTCCTTTAAAATATGTTTCTGAATTAGTAGAAAAACCAATGAATCAAGTAGTAAATTGGTTTATATTAATATTCATATTTGTATTTGATCCATTAGCAATAGTATTATTAATTGCTGCAAATAAAGCGTTTGATATAAAGTCATTAACAACTAAGAAAAATATATATGGAGAAACTGTTAATAAAGACACATTTAGACCACCACATCCATCAGATGCAGCAGAAATAGATGACGAAAAAGATTTAATGTTTAAGGATGCTATAGCATCTCCTTTATCTGATACTGAAGATTTTCTTGAACAGGATACTGAAGCAAGAATGAATATAATTGGTCAAAATGGAAATGATGGATTACATTATGATGAAAATGATGAAGATGATATTCCCCCATTAAGACAAGGTCCTACGGGTCAAGTAATAACATAAAATAAAAATCAATGAAAAAAATAATTCAAAAAAGTAAAACAACAAAGAAATTACAATGTAGATGCGAAAATTGTACTAATATAGTAGAAGTTGCTTCAACATCATTATCTGTTATATGCTCATTGTGCACATTTAAAATGGCAGAAGGTATATTGGAATATTCCAAATAATTTATTATAATATAAATAAAAATATGTTAGAAGCAGAAAAAATCAAATCCAACTGGGACGAGTATAGAAATAGAGTTAATACTTTATTTCCAGAAAGAGCAGACAAATTAAATAAATTATATGATGAATATGAAGACAGAATTGTAATGATGCCTGCTTCGTCAGTAGCACATTATCATAATGCATTTGCAGGCGGATATATAGATCACGTTCTTAGAGTAATGGATTGTGTAGAAAAACTATATAACTCATGGGAAAGTATGGGATCGGATATGTCTGGTTATGAATATAATGAAATGATGTTTGCTGCTATGCATCATGATTTAGGGAAATGTGGATTTCCAGGAAGCGGAAGAGAAGTATACCAAGTTGAAACATCAGATTGGCATAGAAAAAATATGGGAAGGATGTATAAACATAATGAAAATATTCCTTTTAGTATGGTACCAGATCTTTCAATATATTTACTTCAAAAATATCAAATTCAAATGTCGTGGAATGAATTTCAAGCTATTAGAATACATGATGGAATATATGATGATGCTAATAAACCATATTTTATTGCAAGATCAGCACAAGCTAAATTAAAAACTAATTTGCCATTATTATTACATCACGCAGATCATATGGCTTCTCAAATAGAATATGAAAGATGGAGAAGTTTTAAAAATAATTCTCCAAAGCCTGTTTCACCAAAAGCAAAAGCTACTAAAAAAAGTGCTTTAAAGAACTTAGCAGAACAGAATCCTGAAATTGATAAATCTATTGTAGATATTTTTAGTGATTTTAAAGAAGATAAAAATTAATTATGAATTCATTGTTAATATTGTGTATTGTATTATTGTCAGGTACTGTAGCATATTTTATATATAGAGCATATGTTTTAGCTGGTGTATTTTCTGATTTAGAAGAGTATACAAAAGAATTAGAAGATATGACTCAATATATGTATACACAAATAAATGAATCATTTAAGTCAATGAAAGAAATAGATCGATTAGGAGCTTTTGAAAAAGACGATGAAGCTGGTACAACGTTTGCAATGTTAAAAGACGTTATTGATAATTTAGAAGAAGAATTTAATGGGAAGAAAAAAGAAAAAGTCAAATAGATATTGGACTAAAATTACAGAAGGATCTATATCAGCATATAATAGATCAGCTGAACATCGGGTATTAAAAGAAAAAATATATAGACGATTTATATTTCCTGCTTTTATGAAATTATCAGAAAATCTTATTAATAAGATGAAGTGTGAATATATTGATTCATCTTTCAAAGACTTACAAACTGATTTAGTTACATATTTAACTATTAGATTAGATAAGTTTAATCCAGATGCAGGAAGAGCATATTCATATTATACCCGGACATCATTTAATTACTTAATTGCTGAAAATCAAAAAGGATATGCAAAACTAAAAAAAGAATCAGAACCAATAAATATTGATGAACAACGAAATGTTATGACTGAAATGCATAACACCGAAATGGCAGAAACATTAAAATATTTTATGGATGCATATGTTGAGTATTGTTATAATAATATAAATTTTATATTTACAAGTCAGACTGATATACATGTTGCTGATTCTATATTACATATCTTTGAAGAACGTGAAAATATTGAGCAATTTAATAAAAAAGCTTTATATGTATTTATACGAGAGCGTACCGGATTAGAAACAAATAATATTACAAAGGTAATAAAAGTTTTAAAACAAATATATTCAACAAAGTTTTTAGAATATGAACAAACTGAGTTCGTGAATTTACCCTTCTAATATTTATATTAAAAGGAGTCCATATTATGGATGTTAATGATCATTTATTTAAAGATAAAAGTTTTTCTGATTTAATGTCAGATGTATATCACAATTCTAAAAAGAAAGATAGACAAATTAATCAACTAATATCTCAATTACAACCATTAATTCGTACAGCATCTGATGCTACTATTATAGTACCATTAATTAAAGAATATCTAGATGTTGCTGTTAAAAATGATGATCATTTAGTAAAGTTGACCGCAATTGTACAGCGATATATATCAACACAACAAACTATAACTGGAGAAAATTCTTTATTAAGTGAAGATGAAAAGACTCAATTATTAAAAATTGCTGAAGATGAGTTTGAAGAAGAATTAACAGATGAAATTGATAAAATTCAAAATGAAGATAAAGAATTACAAGAAAAAATTAACAATGTAAAAGAGTCATTGGAGAAAAACAATGATAGTTAATTTTTTATTAGCAGAAGTAATAGAAAATACAGTAACTGACACTTATAAGTATGATTCGGATGAAGTTAATAATGTATCTACTATATTAGTTCGAACATATGACGAAGATAAAGTTCAAGAATTAATTTGTAAGCCGGCAAATGCTAGAAATAATGAAATACCTTTAGTAGGAGAACATGTATTAATATTTCAAGGAACAAATGAATTCAGCACTGCAGATAAATTTCGAAGACAATGGTATTATTTTCCAGCATATAATGTACAATCGGATATAAATAATAATGCATTACCTGGTATTGCAGAAATTCAAACTTCAAATGTTAATGCAACTGGCACTCAAAATGATTTAGGAAAATCCTTTAAAGAAAAGTCAATATCTAAACTACAATATTTTGAAGGGGATTCGATTCTAGAAGGACGATTTGGTAATAGCATTAGATTAGGAAGTACTGTTAATAACGGACATTATACATTAAAACCTACCTGGTCTAGTACTATAGACGGAGATCCTATAATAATAATATCTAATAAACATTTAGATAAAGATAATAAAGAATTTACTATAGAATCATTTAAAAATGACTCATCTGCATTTTATTTAACATCTATGCAACAGTTAACTGATTTAAAATTACATCAATCACCTACTAAATCTGAAAATGTTTCTAAATTTAAAGGCTCACAATTAGTTGGAGATGCAAATAGAATAATTTTACGAGCTAAAACCGATTCTATTATCCTAGATAGTCCTAATAGAATAACATTAGGAGCTCCTGAAATACGTATTGGTAAAGAAAATGCTGAACATCCGTTGGTAAAAGGAGATATTTTACGAATGATACTAAATGATTTAGTTGCAGTACTTAATGCAGGGGTTATAGGCCCTGCAGGAATGGTTTCGGTTCCATTACAACAAGGTAAATTAATAAGCTTATTAAACAAAATTGGCAAGTTAAATAGTGTAAATCACTATTTTGATAAATAAGAAAGAAGAAAGTTATGGCAATTTCCGCCCCATTAGACAGAATACCAGCATTACCATCAATAGCCGTTGGTTTATTAATAGATCAAATAAATAAAGCAATAGGAAAAATACAAAAAGCTATAGAAGATACAATTTCTGCAGGAGCAAAACTTCCAGATAGTTGTGATTGTGATGATCCTAGGATACAGGATTTATTAGAGCGAATTAAACAGATACAAAAAATGGTTGCAGCAATATTAAAAATACTACCAATAATTGATAAAATTGTTAAATTATTAAAAACATTATTACGAATAGCAAATGCTATTAAAGTTTCTATATTTTTTACCCCTATAGTAGGACAAGCTGCTTTATTATCCGAATTAGTTGCAGTTCAAAATATGCTTCTAGCAAATGCAGGAACAGCTGTTAAACAATTATCAACTATTCCAACATCAGTAAATACATCATTACAGTCGACTTTAGCTAATTTAGCAAATGTTGCAATAAATTTAAGCTCTAGATGTGGAGATCAAGTAAATGGAGATAGCGACGGTAGTGGAGATTTAGTTACTAATCAAGATTTGCAAAACGCTATTAATGCCCATGACTTTTCTGATAGTGTTCCTGAAACTCCCCCAGCTGGAAAATGGGAGCTTATTGATGATGGCGGCGATGGAGATCCTATAGATCCTAAACCTGGAGTGCCTCCTTCTCCTAGAAGTCCATATACTGATGCAAATGGAAATAGATGGGCTTGGAACGGGGAAATTGATCCTAGTAGTGGGGTTGGTTGGGGTACACAAAAAAGTAGAACAGATGATGCTGAGTTTGGAAGTGAATTCTATACAGAAATAAATGTTGGTATGGATGATATGCTAAGTAGACTTGATTCAATTCAAGAAATAGTTGATTCGCAGCAAGATCTATTAACATCATTACAAGAAGCTCCCGCTCAATCATATAGTGGAAAAGGCGGTCCGAAAGCCGATTTAGGTAAGTCTGGAGATTATTATCTCGATACAACGACAAGCGTAATATATGGACCTAAAAATAATAATGGCTGGCCAACACCTGTAAAGTATTAAAGTTAATATTTATAAAAAAGAAGAATCATTATGGAACAAAAAAAATTTATACAAGTTTTAAGAAAAATAGTAAAAGAAGAAGTTAGATCTGTTATTAAAGAAGAGTTAACTGAAATTTTGCATGAAGGGTTACAATCAACCGTAAATGAATTAACAAATAAACAACCAATAACAAAAAAACCAAACAAAGTTAAAAAACATGGTATGTTTAAAGAAAATAAATTTGCAAATATTTTAAATGAAACTGAAGTAACTAGAGAACAATCATCTCCTTCAGATTATGCTAATTTAATGAATGAAGATATTGTCATGAATTCAAGCAATGCTAGAAATTTTGGAATGCAAAGAACATTGCAAAGTGGAAATACTCCGAGTATTCAAGATGTTGAAACTGGCCAAAATATAGTTGTAGAAGATAAAGCAGTAGCAAAAGCTATGACACGTGATTATAGTGCTTTAATGAAAGCAATAGATAAAAAGAAAAATAGATAATGGCATATAAAATTGTTGAAGTAGACACTAACGCAGAAAATACAAATGTTGCAATAGGAGTAAAGTTTCCGTTTAACGCCCCCGGGGTGTTTGCAAAATCATTTACTACTTTTGAGCAAGCTTCAACAAATATTAAAAGCTTATTATTAACAAGAAAAGGCGAACGATATGAACAACCTAACTTTGGAACTGAATTATTAAATTTAGTATTTGAACCAAATATTTCAGAGTTAAAAGATTTTGTATCTACTACTATTAATGATGCAGTTAATTTTTGGCTACCATATATTACAATTACAGAATTAAATATTGTTACCGGCGATGACGATCCAAATCTAGTACATAATCTTAAGATATCTATTAGTTTTACAGTAACTGGATCAAATTCTGAAGAAACAATTACAATATTTGCAGGCCAAGACGGAATACTTAGAATAGAATAGGATAAATTATGGAAGTATCAAAAGACGTATCATATTTAGGAAAAGACTTTGGTCAATTTCGTAAAAATTTAATAGATTTTACAAAACAATATTTTCCTAATGATTATACTGACTTTAATGAGTCATCACCTGGCATGATGTTTATGGAAATGTCAGCATATGTTGGAGATGTTTTAAGTTATTATGCAGATAATAATCTTAAAGAATCATTATTAGAACAAGCATCAGAAAGAAAAAATATATATGACTTAGCTAGGTCATTGGGATATAAAAGTAAAAATGCAATTCCAGCTTATACTGATATTGATATATTCCAATTAGTACCAGCAACAGGAAGTGGTAATCTTAATGCACCAGATTTTAATTATTGTTTATCAATTAAACCAGGCATGCAAGTAAAACAAAAAGACGGACCTGCAGAATTTAGAACATTAGATTCAGTAGATTTTTCTTTTAGTTCATCATTTAACCCAACCGAAGTAAGTGTATATGAAAGTGATGACACAACAAAACAACCAGTATATTATTTATTAAAGAAAAAAGCTCAAGTTGTATCTGGAGAAGTAAAAACTGCAACGTTTACATTTACTACTCCTAAGCAATATGATAAAATAGTATTAGATGATACAAATATTATAGATATTCTATCATGCGAAGAATCAGACGGAGATAATTGGTATCAAGTTGATTATTTAGCACAAGATACTATTTTTAATGAAGTTCCAAATTTATTAGAGAATGATCCAGATTTTGTTCAATATAGAAGTTCAAGTCCTAGTTTATTAAAACTTCGCAAAACGTCAAAACGATTTATTACAAGATTACGAAGTGATAAAAAAATAGAACTTCAATTTGGAGCAGGAATATCAGATAATAATGATGAAGAAATTATACCAAATCCAGATAATGTTGGAAATGGTCTTGCTGGATTTCGTAAACCAATTGATGTCGACATAGATCCTTCTAATTTTTTATATACTAGAGCTTATGGAGCAGCTCCTGCTAATACAACGTTAACTGTTACATATACAGTTGGAGGAGGAGTAAAAGATAACGTACAGGCTTCAGTTTTAACTAATGTTGAAAAAGTAGAATTTGATGATGATCCAAATGCTACAACTAGTACGGCTATGACAAACTTTGTTAAATCTAGTATAAGTACTACAAATGAAAACCCTGCTCGGGGAGGTAAATCTGCAGATACATTGCAAGACATAAAAAATAATGCATTATCTAATTTTGCAACTCAGAATCGATTAGTTACTAAAGATGATTATATTATTAGATGTTATTCAATGCCAGCAAAGTTTGGAAGTATTTCAAAAGCATATATAGTTCCAGATGATCAATTATCACAAAATCAAATGGAAGAAACAAGAATTCCAAATCCATTGGCTATGAATTTATATACTTTAGGAGTTGATAATAATAATAATTTAACAACTCTTAACGATGCAATTAAAACTAATTTAAAAAATTATTTAGATTATTATAGAATATTAACAGATGCTGTTAATATATTAGATGCATTTATTGTTAATATTGGTATAGACTTTGAAATAACGGTTAATACAAATTATAATAGTAATGAAGTCTTATTACAATGTATTAATTTATTAAAACAATTCTTTTCAATTGATAAATGGCAAATTAATCAGCCAATTATTATGTCAGAAGTAATGAATGTGCTAGGAAATACGGCTGGAGTACAATCTGTTGTTGATTTAGACTTTAAAAATTTATATGATACAGCTAATAAGTATTCTGGAAATGTATATGATTTAGAAAGCGCTACAAAACAAGGAATTATTTATCCACCTTTAGACCCTGGTATATTTGAAATTAAATTCTTAAATAAAGATATTAAAGGAAGGGTAGTAAATTTTTAATTTAATATTTATTTAAAAAGACTATAATTATGTTTAAAATAATATATCCATCTAATGATGCTACCTTATATGAAGGCAAACCTACGTATAATACCGGCATCGATGAAATTTTAGAAGTAGGAAAACATTTAACAGTTGCAGTTACTTCTAGTCACTCATTATCACGAACTTTACTCAAATTTGATATGGCAGATGTTAATTCAGCGTTAACAAAATATACTAAAACGGTTAATGATTGTAAATTTATGTTGCAATTATATACAACTCATACTAAAAACTTACCTGCTAGTTTTACGATTGACGCAAACGTTGTAGGACAAGATTGGACTAATGGCACTGGATTTTTTAATTCTAGTACTGCAATTATAGATGGATGTTCATGGAATCAACCTGGTTCTGGATCAATTTCTTGGATATCTAGTAGTCAAAATATTAATATGCCTACTGGTAGTACATTATATGTGTCTGGATCTGGTAAAGGCGGAAGTTGGTTATATGAATCCGGTTCTGCTGCTTCAAGTGGTAGCGCTACATTATATTCACAATCATTTGACGATACTAATTTAAATGATACATCAGTTAGACCAACTGATATCAATATTGATGTTACTGACGCTATTAAATTATGGATATCTGGAAGTGGTGGGTATACAGTACCAAACTATGGATTTATTTTAAAATATTCAGATGCAGACGAATCTAATGCTGGTGTTGCTGGAGATATTAGATTTTTTAGTAGAGATACTCATACTATATATGTTCCTAGATTATTAATGTACTTTGATAAATCTAGTTTTGAAACAGGAAGTTTAGATCCAATTGATTCTAATTCATTTTCAGTCTATACGGAATTAAAAAAATCGTATAAAGATGAAGAGGTAACAAAAATTAGACTGTATGGTAGAGATAAGTATCCGCAGAAATCTCCCACTAATACATTTCCATTACAAACTATTAAGTATATTCCTAGTAGTTCATTATACTCGGTTATAGATGCCGCTACAGACGAAGTTATTATACCTTATGAGACAGAGTATACAAAAGTTAGTTGTGATAGTACTAGTAACTTTATTTATCTAGATATGACAGGATTAATGCCAGAAAGATATTATAGATTGGAATTTAAAATTGTTAATGGATTCCTAGATGAATATATTAATGACAAACTATTTTTTAAAGTTACTAGATAATTATTCATAATTTTTTAGTTTAATATTTATAGATATATGATTCAAACTAAGTTAATTAACATATTAAAACAATTACCTAGAACTTCTGCTAAAGAAACAGAGAAGATTGTCAATCGTGAAGCTAAGTCAGTAGAAAAAATAGTAGATGAATTTTCAGTTAGTGATCGAGCCACTTCTGTAGGTAGTCCGGGGGATGGGGACGAATCATTACTTTCTTATGTAACAGAATATAGTACTGATAGCACCAATATTGATGAAACTCCAAAACGTACAAAAAAAGACCCAGTTTATTTTGATAAAAAAGATAAAAGATTTCAATATAAAGACAAAGATCGAAAAAACAAAAAGAAAAAGAAGAAATCAAAACCAATAAGTACGCCTACACCTACACCTGTTGAATATGCTATGTATTTACAATATAATAAAAAAGGTATTTTTTTTAAGACAAATTTAAAAGACTTAAACAATCGTGATAAAAATGGATCAGTTATTATAAATATAGGAGATGAATAATGGCTAGTTATTCAAATAGTAAATCTAAGAATAAAAAGGTAGATCAAGTAAAAATGGGTCGTCCAAAAAAGAAATTTACAAAAAATAAACCTAAAAAACGAAAGATTGACTCAGTTATAACTAAAAAAGAAAATGAATCGCGTCGTTTATTAAGCAGAGCTGATAAAAATAATATACCTGCTAATAATGAAAATTCAATAATATTTGAACAAATAAGAAAAAATTACACAAACAGGTCAGTTGTTAAAAATATTGATACAGCATTTAGTTATTATAAATTTCCGCCAACCACAAAGCTTAATGTAGCTGATTTTTCAATACCAGATCAAAATATTGATATATTAGAAAATGTACAAAAAAGTCTAGAAAAAGATGCACCAGATAATATAAGCGGATATCATCAAATACCTATTTCAGTTTATCCTAAATTAGGGGAGGGCCAGTATAAAAGAACTAGTGTAAGATGGCAATCCACGTGGAATATTTATGAAAAGAATGGGACTGGTTGGGGAGAAGGTAAAAGAGCCGCTCCGTTTTTCCAAACAATATATGGACAGCCATTAATAGACGGCAAGTTTTATTTGACGCCAGACATTATAAAATCTTGTCAAGAACAAGGTAAAGTTATCAAATTTAAAATACAATTTAGGTTTCAAATGAAAGGTTCTGATGAGGCAACGATGAGGCTGAGATATGCAGCGGGTAAACCTGAAGTAAAATATAATCCTCCTCCGGTAGAAGGAGTTCCGTATCCATATGATTATGATACTGAATTTAATATATGGCTTAGTAGGCGTTCTGCGGTATCTGGATGGCATTATGATAGTCCGACTGGAAATGATGGAAAATCTATATATGATGCACATGGTCGGGTTCAAGCAAGTATCAATTATAGAAGATATAGAGAATATCGAGGGAGGCAATGGGCCATAGATAATCCAGGTAATAAGAACCAATCTATCCCATGTAATCTGCATTATATAATAGATCCTAGAGTAATGAAAGAATTTGATTATTGGGAAGTTGAAACAAATGGTAGTAACGGAGGTTATTATCTGACAAACGCTTGTTATTGGGAAGTACAATTTATTGATGATCCTGGAAAAGGTGTTGCTGATTACAATCAAAGAAGCAAATATTATGGTAAACAAGTAATACTTCCAAAAAAGAAATATGGCGGATATGATATACGCACACAAGATTTACTTCCAGCTATTGGACCTGGATCTCCTAATAAAGAACAATTAGCTAAAAATGCTGCAGCTGCAGCAAAGGCAGCAAGAGAGAAAAAAGCAAAAGAAGACGCGGCATATAGAGTTTGGCAAGACCGTGAATCTAAACGAATTGCAGCAGTTAAAGCATCACTAGCAGCAAAAGCAGCAGCAGCAAAAGCAGCCTTGGACAAAGTGTTTAAAGATAAAGGTAATACAGAAGCTGATAAGGCGACTGGAGAATCATCATTTACATCTACTATACAGCCAAATCCACTATCCCAAGCGGAACTAGATGCTATTAAAGCTAAACAAGCTGCTCAAATAAAGGCAATGTTGGATAAACTTCCATTTGGAAAAAAAGGTGGATGATAGTAAATTAATTTAATACTTAGAATATAATATGTTAACGCAGTACACAAATAAAGATAAACTTTTAAATGAATCAAAAGCAACTAATGCTGAGAGGTATGATGCAAACGATCTAGATCTATTTAAAGAATCGTTATTTCAATATGGGGAAGTAAATCTAGGGACTGCTAATGCATCAAATGAATTTCATGTTTATTCTGGAGATACATGGATTACTGGAAAACACAAAGTAGATCTTGAAAATTTTGATCAAGCAGCTTTTACTAAAGATGGAGCTCAAATACAATTAACAAGTCCTGTTAAATTTAATTTAAGTCAAGAACTTAGAAAGTTAGAATTAACATCTGGCAATTATAGAATAATATTAAACTTTTTTGTAAATATACTTGGAAGTTATAATGCCCCATTAATGGCAATCGATGATATATCTCCAGATAGAACAGAAGTACGTTTACGTGCAATTGACGAAACTAATCCAAAATTTTTATTATCAATTAATCAATATATTAATAATGTTGCTGGAAGACAAACTGCATTAACAGACAATAATAATTTTAGTTTTCTATTAAATTTTTCAAGAAATAAAACAAATTTATTTGTTAATAGTGTAGTTGTAGGAAAATATTTATTTGTTAAGTTATATAAACCACTAGATGATGATATTGAGAAAAACTTTAAATGTTGGATTGTTAGAGAAAATAAATTACCATATGTAGATAATATTTCTGTTTCAGAAGTATTAGATCAGATTACATTTAATGTGTTGCAAGGAACAAATTGGGAAGCTTCTGCAGAACAAGATACATCAAATGCAACAACTTTAAAATCATGGAGCGATTTATTAGGGTCGTCAATGCAAACATCTCAACAAATAATTGATAGTTATTTTTCTGGTAGTTTAGGCGGGGTTAAATTAAATATTGATTTTGGTGATTTTAATAATTTTGTCTTTTATAGTTCAGCAACAGAACGATTGGATAATTTTAAATATAAAATTGAATTATTAGAATACTATACTGCTCAATCTGCATCGGCTGGATTATTATCTGGATCAGCAGCTATAGCAAATGCAGCCGATTTCAATAATTTATATACAAATTTAATTGGAGGAATGGATCAATTTGAGCAATATTTATATTATGATTCATCTTCAAAAATATTCACTCATGATATTCCAGTAGCTAATCCAGTTGTAGAATTTGTTACTGGAAGTTATATAAGCCCAGCTCCTAAATCTAATAGTACTTATCCGTTTGAGTTATATTCTGTAACAAGCAGTAATTTTGAATCTTGGTATACTGGAATACATGAAAGTGCTTCTATATATGATCTTAGAAATAATAATCGATTAATAAGAAGTATTCCAGAGTTCATGTTGTTAGATGAAAATAATGAACAATTATCTACATTTGTTAACATGTTAGGGCATCATTATGATATATTATATACATATATAAATGCAATGACTTTAATTAATTCTAGAGATGAGCATCCTAAACAAGGTATGCCAAATGAATTATTATATACTGTAGCTAAACAATTTGGATGGAAATTGACTAATGGTGCACAATCAACTGATTTATGGGAATACACATTAGGTACTGACAGTAATGGAACACCACTAACTGGTTCAAATAGTGTAGGAGATCCATCATTACCACTTCGTGATGTTACATATGGTATATGGCGAAGAATTGTTAATAACATTCCTGGATTATTAAAAAATAAAGGAACTAAACGTAGTGTGCAAGCATTATTAGCTTGTTATGGAGTACCTCAATCATTAATAACTATTCAAGAATATGGCGGTCCACGACTTAAAAGGCCTCCATCATATGAAAAATTAAATTTTGATTATTCATTAGATTTAATTAAAAATACAACCGGTGTTGTTAGAGTTGATTATAATCAAACAATTGGAGCAGTTGAATTAAGATTTAGAACTGATAATGTTTTAAAGAATCCATTAGTTCCAGGAACAATGAATTTATTCTCAGCCGGCGGCAATGATGTAACTTTAGAATTTTCTAGAGGAACAATGGGAAGAATACAAATCAACGGCACTTCATCAGCTGAAATTGAAATGTTTGAAGGTGATTATTTAACTGCATTATTACGTACTGGTTCTAATAATAGTATTGAAGTATTAGCAAAAAAATCAAAATTTGGAAAAATTATCAATACTGTTTCTGCATCAGCAACTGGCTCATTTTCTAATCCTGGGACTGTATTAATAGGAGGCACATCTGGCGGAAGTCGTTTATTAGGACAAGTACAAGAATTACGTATGTGGACCGGTAGTTTAAATGATGCTCCATATACTAATCATACAAAAGCTCCGTCTGCATATGATGGAAATGTAGATGCATATGACGAATTAGTTTTTAGAACTCCTTTAACTCAAAAAATTAATCACGCAGCTACTAGTAGTTTAACTGGAGTACAACCTGATATTGGAACAACTATATCAGCATCATTTACCGGATCTGGATATCCAGCGTGGACAAATAGTACTCCATATGATTCTATAGAAGAAACATATTATTTTGATGGAATATCATTAGGGGGCGGTACGTTTGATGATAATAAAGTAAGAATTGAATCAACTGAGTTACTTAACACATTAAATGTAGAAAATAGAGCTACTAGAAATGGATTTGATACTGCTCCTTTAGATTCTAATAAGTTGGGAATATATTATTCTCCTCAAACAATGATCAATGATGATATTATTGCTCAATTAGGATTTACAATATTGGATGATTTAATTGGAGATCCACGTGCAAAAGAAAATAGATATACATACCCTGATTTAATTAATACGTCTCGTGAGTATTGGAAAAAATATTCAACTAAGAATGATATGAATTCATATCTACGAATATTTTCTTTATTTGATTTATCTTTCTTTAAGCAATTAGAACAATTATTACCTGCTAGATCTGAAAAAATATTAGGATTATTAATACAGCCAACTATTATTGAAAGAAGTAAAGACACTGCATTAACAGAAATATCAAAATTAAATCAAACTCATTTATCTGAAATACACGTACCTGATTTTGTTATTCCTAGTGCAAGTAGACTGAATCCAGAAGGTGATATATTCAGAGATTTTGAAATTTTATCTGGCTCTCAAGAAAATTTTGTAACAGAATTATTTGCCGCTCCAGACATAAATGATAACAAAGTGCAGATATTTGCGTCGGCTTCATTACCTGCAGTTGGAGACAATCTTGTAGAAGGCAAATGGCAATCATTTGCATCGTCTTCATTACCGGTAATTGGGGATAACCTCATGCAAGGAAAATGGCAATCATTTGCTTCAGCTTCATTGCCTGTAATAGGAGATAATCTCATAGAAGCAACCGATCAATTTATTGCGTCAGCTTCATTTGATACAAACCCGGATATAGATGGTGCTTATCAAACAACTGCATCTGGATCTATTGAAACTACTAAGACAGACGTTACTAGTATTGCATTAATAGATTATGAGTGTAAATTACAAAATAGTAACTTAGAATTTTTTAATATAGAAGGAACAGCTGTAAATTATAATGCAAGATTAATAACCAATAAAGATCCGTATGCTGGAACTGTATATTCACACACTAGTATAATTTTTTCTGGCAGTTCGTTTGTTACATCATCTACACCTTATTGGGAGTCAGAAGCTATATCTTTATTCATAACTAGTAGTAGATTATCAGAATTTAACAAAACTAGATATAAATTAGGTATTACTGGATCTGAATTACGAGTAGCTGAATTTCAAGATTATCTTCCTACCGGAATAGCTAATCATAGATTTAACGGCTGTAAAATATCTAGTCCAGATTATAATGTTAATTCAAAAGACACTCCAGATGGAAAGCCAGTTATTGAAGTTTCTATAACTACAGGAAATAAATTATATATAGAGCCGCCTGGAAGTAAAGGATTATTTGATGTTAAAGGATAATAATAATAAAAACAATAATACAGCATTTTTTTTTAGAACGTAATATTTATATAAAAAAAAGGGAATAACAATGGGATACTTAGATAATACTTCTGTAACAGTAGACGCAATCTTAACAAATAAGGGACGTGAATTACTAGCTAAAGGAGATGGTTCTTTTAATATAACACAATTTGCGTTAGCAGATGATGAAATTGATTATGATTTATGGAATCCAAATCATTCATTAGGAACAGACTATTATGGTATAGTTATTGAAAATTTACCATTAACAGAAGCACTTCCAGATGAAACTCAAGCAATGAAAAGTAGATTGCTAACATTAGATAATAATACTACAACAAGAATACCAACGGTACAAGTAGACAAAACAAGTATAACATTAAATGCAGGACAGTCAGCTGTTATACAAGCTTCGACATTTGGATTAAATAATGCAAATTCTACATTTGGATATTCAGCAATTTTATCTGATTCATCTACTGCATTAATTACATCTGCTGTAGGACAAGAAATTACTAGTAATATTTTACCAACTGTACCTAGCATTTCTGCAAATGCAGAAGCTACTAGTGTAGCAGCATTGAGTAAAGGTGGATTTAGGTTAGTAGGAAAACAATTATCAAAAGACAAAACAGCTACTATTACGATCGTAGGAAATGAAACCGGCGGTAGCACTAGTATAAGTTTAACTATAAAAGCTGTTAATTTAGCAACTGCACAAAGAGGTTAATAGGAGTTAACTAATGAATAAAAAAATAATAGATTTAAAAAAATTACCAAATCAAGGAGCTGTTTCACCAGAAGTTGCGAGAGCAATTGAAGCTACTAGTCCAGATGCGGCAACAGCTCAAGCTAGAATTGCTGAGTTAGAAGCATTATCTAATTCAGAAGGCGTTACTGTTGGGCAAAGTGCTCAAGTAGCAGGAAATATTTCAAATGATTCAGTTGTACAAGATCCTAGAACTGGTGGAGATATATCTCCAGCTACTATTGCAGAAATACAAAGACAAGCTGTTGACGATTATGTTACTCAGATACAAAATCAAAATGCTATATTAAATGGTGGAAAAACATTTCAAGTATTTGATTTATCTGAAGCAAATGGTGATGTTATAGATGCAACAAAAGAAATAGTAACGGCTGGATTATGGAGTGATAACTTAACAGAATTAAGAACTTATTTTACACAATCAATGACGGCTGCTCAATCTCCGTATTATGTTAATGTATTTCAAAAATTACCTTCTGCAACTGGATCTGCAATACAATATGCGTTAGCATATGGAAATGCATTAGGAAGTGGATCTGTACTTAGTGATAGTATTGATGACTCTGCAACAAGAGCTATTTATAGTCAATATAAACAATTATTATTACCAAAAGGAGTTAATAGATTTTTAACACCTGCTTCAGGAAGTACTGATTCTATATATGTTGTTAACTTCCAAAGAAATAGAACTAAAGAAAAATTAGATCCAGGAAATTTTGAATTACCATTATCTACTTTATCTTCATCGGCTGCTTTAGACGCAACTGGTAGTGTTGAAGTAAGTGGTTCTGCATTAACTATTACATTAATTGATGATTCAACTATAGCATCTGCTTCAAATGAAGATGCTGGTAATGTATATTATGTTGTTTCTGGTAGTATTGCTAATGGAGTACATAACCCAGCTGCTCCTGTATATTACGGACTTGTATATTGTGATCATAGTACTATTATTTTAGATGGTAATATTTTAGATAATAAAATGGGATTCCAAACTAATACAGGATCAAATTCAAATGGAAGTAATCATTATAGATTGCATCATTCAATATCTGGATCATATGTATCAGGTCAAAAAGGATTTAAAGCAAGAAATAAAGAAACTGTTTCTAGCACATTTTATTTTGTTAGAGTAAAAAATGGAGATTTTAATTATTCTAATAATCCATCTTATGTAACTGGAGACCAAGGTGATATATTCCAAGATGACTTTATTGGAGATCCAAAAGCGTATATAACCACTGTTGGATTATATAATGACTCTAGAGAATTATTGGCAATAGCAAAACTAAGCAAACCATTAATTAAATCTAAAAAGAGAGAATTAAATATTCGTGTAAAACTTGAATATTAATCATTGATTTTATCCCCGTTATATTTATATAAAAAGAATATAGCGGGGTTTTACTATTATGCCAAACATTATTAAAGATAAAAACGGAACGTATCCGCAAGTATTTAAACGTGTAGGACAATCAGATACTAAAATTACTCCAATACAACTTAATAAGACGTTTACAATGAGGTCTGGAAGTTTAGATGATAATCATTTATCATTAGAAGCAAATTATGTTCCAGAGATACCAGAAATTAATCCTTTTACCAACGAAGCATATTATTTTAATCAACAATTATTTAATCCATTTGGCAAAAATCATCAAAATGGATCATTTCCATTTAATATATACTATTCTATTAATCATTTATTCTATAAACATAAAGATAATGCATTACAAACTCACGGATTAATATGTCCTCCAGCTAAATCTACTAAGATACTGTATCAATCTGCTTCAGTTTTTAGTATACCTCAAACACAAATGGGGCTAACAATTAAACGAGGATCATTTATTTATAGTGGATCTTATAATTTACATTCCGATGAATATGAAAATATTATTGATTCTGGTATTATAACAAGTTCATTTGTTGGAGATGAATTATTTTATGAAGGATTTAATGAGTATTTTGATTTACGTCGAATTACTGAATATGTAACAGCTTCTAATGTTACATTTCCAAAAGGAGTTACGCATTCAGATGGAGATAAAAATCCAATTGGATATTCGGCATATTTTTCTGGATCTGGATATATGGAAATATCTAATCCTGGCATTAGATACGCTCCATTTGATAGAGATCATGATTATGCACTTTCGTTTTATATATACAGTGGATCAAATACCGGAACTACTAATCAATTAATAATAGGAAAACAAAGAAATAAAGATAGTGATCAATATCCATTTAAAATTGAATTAAGTGGTAGTAACCAATTGGTATTTTCTATACAAGGAACAAAAGTTTTAAATAATCAAATTACTTCATCTGCATTTGTTTCTAGTAGTTGGACTCATGTTGTTTGTCAAAAAACTGGTAGTACTATGGAAATGTATGTAAATGCTTCGTTACATAGTTCATTAACATCTAATTCATTACTTAGTAATGATCAAATAAATAATTTTAAAACATCTTCAGTAGCTATAAATAATATAGACTCTATAAAATTTGGAGGAAATCAAGTATTTAGATCAGGAGTTCATGATGGTACTGATTATTTCAATGGATATTTAGATGAAATTCGAATCTATAATAAAGCTTTAAATCAATCAGATGTTAATTCATTAGCAGATCGTACAGAAGGCGGAGGCTTATTGCAAACAAATAGAGTTGGAAATGCATTTCATGAAAACGGATTATTTGTAATAACTAGTCCAGATGTTCGATATGACGATGCAATAACATTTGCATATTCCGGCAGTTATAAAAGCACAACTAATATATTTGAATTTTCAACATTATGTAAAGTAGAACAAGGTGATTTTAATTTGACAACAAATCATAGTTCAACAAATGATGATAATGAGACATATATGTCCCATGTTACGTCTAGTGCTTTCGAACCATATATAACTACGATTGGATTATATAATGAATATGCTGAACTATTAGCTATAGGAAAATTTGCAACGCCAGTAAAAAATCGTAATGATATTGATATGAATTTTCTAGTACGTTGTGATTTAGATCAAGATAAATTTGCAAATATAGTAGACGATAATGAATTTGATTGATTATGATAAAATTAAAAAATATATTAAATGAAATATCTGAAGAAGAATCTAACAGATTATTATCAAAAATAAGAAATAAAGAATTTAAATTTTTTAATTCTGGCGATAATGGAAAGATATATAGTATTAATGGAGAAGATTTATTAATGAAAATAACTTCAGAACCAGATGAAACTGCGGTTGCTGATGTTATAGTAGGAAGATATAATGAATTTAATGCATTTATACCAGTTGTTTATTCTGACAGTATGAATAACATGTATATAATGAATCGAGCTAGTAATTTGTCTTCTACTATGTTACAAGAAATTTCAAATTTTTATGAAAATTATAAAGAATATGCTAGAAGTCAAGGAGTTGAAACTAGTATATTTGATTATTTTAATAATGATGGCGCTAGAAACTTAAATGAAAATATATCTAGTTTTATAAGAGCGTTAGAACAACAAGTAAAAAACACCGGAATTGGCGATTTTGAATTATCATTAGATTTTAAACCAGACAATATAATGAGCTGGAATGGTAATTTAGTAATGGTTGATTGGTAAAGGAAAAAAGTTATGAAGAAAAATCACTGGCATACTGCTGGCAGTAAACAACGTCAAGCAGCATATAAATATGGTTATAGATCTGGATTAGAATTAAAAGTAGCAGATCAAATAAAAGAAGCAAAATATCCTGTAAATTATGAAACAGAAACGTTACAATATATAGTTCCACAAAAAAATTCAAAATATACACCTGATTTTATATTTACAAAAAAGAATGGTATTTTAATGTATATTGAAACAAAAGGAAGATGGACTAGTACTGATAGACAAAAGATGAAAAATATATTAGCTTCAAATCCTGATATAGATTTAAGAATAATATTTCAGAATCCAAATCAAAAAATATCCAAAGGTTCAAAAACAACATATGAAGCATACGCAATTAAAATTGGAATTAAACATATTGCAAAAAAAGATATGCCAATGGAATGGTTAGAAGAATGTTGTAAAATAGATGAACAGCCAACTATAAATAATTTTTTTAGTTAATGGTTTGATCTTTGAAATATTTTTATTATTTTTTTTATGTAAGTATGTATTTAATATAAAGATGAAATCTTTTAATATATGTTAATTTATTAAATGATGAATCGTTAGACCAATAATGTAATGTATTGTGTCTAACTTATAATATAGTAATCCAAATTCTTTGAATTATACTAAAATTTTCTTATAATATTATTATATGACAAACCTAAAACTACTTCAACTGTTAGAATCAGTATTAGGTAAAGGTAAACAAACATCAGGAGATAATATTGCATTTTTTTCTCCATTTGTTTCACATCCTTCTC